TCCTGCGCCCTCAAAGCAGCCTGTTCCTGCTGCCACTTGACAAGCGCGTTTGCCCTGTCCTGCATGATGCGGTTGTACTCTTCCTGACGCTGCTGCTGGATAGCCTGCAACTCTTTCATGTACTCCGCATAAGCCCCGCCCTCTCGCGTCTGTTGTGCTTCGGCAGGTTTTGTAATAGGGGATTTATACGTGGGTTTTGCGGTGTTATAACCGCCCGTGTCGGTGTAACCCCTCGACTGTGTTTTGCTGAATATTGATGCCATCTCTACCTTCCTTTCGGTACTCCGTATCTCTGAATTAATGAGTTCATCTCTTTAGGCGCGGCTTTCATCAAATCCTGCAAGACTTCCGGTTCTGACATCCACGCCGCTACCATCTTGCGCTTGAAGTCTTCCACGTCTGGATTCTCCTGCGCTACGCCCTGTTTACGGTTGAACGCATTAATCCTCGCCTGTGCCTTTAATTCCGCGCTTTCGAGATTTTTGTCAAACTTTGCCATTTTACATCCCTACGTTTCCAGGCGTTTGCCCGCCCTGTGGGGGTTGACCAGAACCAGGAAGGGGATTTTGAATATCCACCTCGTTGTTCATGGGTACGCCAGGAACGCCGATACCTGGTGTTGACGTATTTTGTGAACCACGTAATTGTGACGCGGCTTCGTTAGGCATTTGCTGCGCTTGCATCATTTGAGCCTGAATTTTGGACTGTACCTGCATGGCTGCGAGTTGTTCAGCCCAAATCTCTTCCTGCATTTCGTCAGGATTCTCAACTTTCAACCAGCGTTCCCGCGCCCACTTCATAGGAACTAACGGGTTTGTGCCAAACGCAGCCTGTGTTGCCATAACTACGTTCTGCCGTTCATCAGTCGGCATGGAAATGTCAAGGTTGCAGGTCAACTCAAAGGTTTCTGGAATGTCCTTCGCGTTCTGCGAGATGATTCCCTCGTTACCCACCACGTTAATCTTTCCACCGCCCGACTTCATCATGTTCATGGCAATCTTCATAATGTCAGAGAAGGCAAAACTGGCTGCCCTTTGGTAAGGAATCAACGGTAATCTTCCAGACTGCGACAACAGGCTGACCATAGAGAATGGGGCGTTTGCCCCCAAAGGCTCTCCGAGTGTCTGCTTGTAAATCGTACTCTCGATACCCTTCTGTTCAGCGATTTCCAAAGCCTTTAGAATGGCGGGGTCAATCGCTTCCTTACGCATTGGTTCAAGTGATTCATTCGCATCAATATAGGTTACACCTCCAGGAATAGAGAAGTCCATCTGCGCCGCGATTTGCTTGCTGGCATCGTTCCGCTTATACACAAACGATGGATTGTTCACAATCGCGTTGACATTCGTATAAATAGCCGTCAATTCAAGATTTTGTCTTTTCCACACATTCGATTTTCTTAACGTGTATAAAAACGGTTGCCTTGATTCCTGCGAAGAACCTGTGAACATTTCAGACCCCTCGCAAATCTGGGCGATTACGGGGATTTCATCAAGCCCGTGTTCTACAGCCAGAATCGGGGTCGCCGATGATTCGTTCAGCCACACATAATGGTAGGTGTCGTTCCAGTATTCGCAGTAAGTAACTATTTCCGAAGCCTTGCGAGTGCCTAATTGTTCTTCGGCTTCCTTACCCCAAATAGACTTGACCTCTGAAACACGCATAATGTGTTCTGAATAGAAGGCAGACAGTCCAAGCGCATCGAACTCTGGAAAGCCGTTGCGTGGATTCATGGTTTCAATCACTACAGGGGTCATCTGTTCAACCCGTTTCGCCCTGTTTTTAGCCGCAGGGGTCGGGGCGTTGTCAATAATGTCCTTCAACAGCGTGACTTTCATGTGGATTTCGCCGTACAAAAGGGCAGACAATACGGGGTCAAAGTGCAAAGGCTTTTTCGCCACCCGTGAAGAAGCCCACCAGATAGCCCCCGCCACCTTTTCAATCGGCGTAGACACTTCCTGTGTCTCTGGGGTGTTCAGTTGTCGTGGAACTGACCACACGGGGTCGGCTGCCGTGAGCAGTCTGACAGCCCCCATAAGGGCGTTACGAGGGTCAGGGGATAAAGTCTTTTTCACATGAGAACCAGGCGGTACTTCATCGTCCTCTAATAGATACATCTGCTCATATTCATCGAAAGCCGTGTTCCGAGTAGCAAGATTGTCCTTCATGGTCTTGGCGTGTTCTTGAATATCGGACAGAATTTGTGGGTCGGTTATATTTTTTTCGCTCATAGGTTGCTCATGCTCCAGACTGGGTTAGACACCCACTTAAAATTTACCTGAATATCGCTTCTGTACGAGGTCAGGGAGTACCGCAGGGCATCGTATTCGTGGTCGTCACTATCGCTGTTGATGTCTTCGGGGTCGCCGTGTCCTTCCTCGTTCAACATCAGGTACGGGAAGGTCTTAATAAAATCTTTACAGGTATCAAACACCATAAAACCAGGCTTGCCATCGGGCAGATTTTCCAACAATCTGTCAATCTTGCGCTTTCCGTTGAGCCTGCTGTTGTCGGCTTTGGTAAGATATACGCCTTCGTGCATATATTCATTATCCGAGCTTGAAACCACGTCCGCAAGGTTCTTGGTGTTCCACATAGACGGGTCAGCGAATGTCGCGGCGATGCTTTCATTCGGGGGTGTCATATCCCTGACAAGTCTCGCCTGATGCCTGTCGGTCAGCTTGGCTCTCTTCAATTCCCTGTAGAGATAAATCCTGCCAGTTTCAGGTTCTTTCGCCACCCAAAGACAGGCAAAGGGTTTGGCAGTACCCCAATCAATCCCCCTATACCGTATCCAATGTTCGGGGATGGTAAAGGGTTTACAAACGTGTTTGTTCTCGTCCCACGTAGGGAAGGCTTGACCGGAGAAAACGCCCCAATCGCCCTCAACCCACGCCTTACGAAGCCTGTCGGGTAAGGAGTTCAAATCATCCCAATAGGAATCATCCAGGTGGTCGTTATCGCTAGGTAGGGCTTGCACGAAAGCGAACTCACTCGCCCTATCTTCAAGTTCCTTCGGGAATACTTTGTCAATCCAATACTGCTTCACCCAAGGCATACCACCAGGGTTAGCCGTTCCAACCATTCTTGGTTTTCTTATCCCAACCCACCTCAAAGACCCTCTGATAACATTAAACGTATCAACGGGAATCTTCTCAATCTGGTCAACGCCGATAGCCGCGAACTCCGCGCCCATGTATTTATTCGGCTCGTCCAAGTTCCTTAACAGGATAGCCCCGCCGCCGTACTCTTCTTTCAGGTAAAACCCAAGCCCATCGGTTTGAGTCTTTTTGACCTCACCTAACCATCTTGGGAACTCGATATTAATCTTACTGACCTGCCTATCCACAAGGACTGGATAGCTTTCACACGCCAGCATCACCCTTACGTTAGCCACGCCGACCTTGTAATACTCAATGAGGGATTGGAGCAGCCACCACCTTAACAGATAAGACTTCCCGCCACCTCTCGCACCGCCGTACAACACGTAGCGGTGGTCGCGCAGGGCGTTAAGGCACTCAATCTGCTTTGCTGATGGCTGGAACAGTTCTGACCATTTCATTCGTCACGTCCAATGCTTCCACCACAACCACATTCGGGTCTGGCAGATAGTCCATCTCAACAGTCGGCACGGCATCAAACACTAAATGTGTCGTGGTGTCCGCATCAATAGGAGTCACAGGATTTCCATCCATCCTGTTGTACGCCCACTTCACCAAATCCAACCAGGTTTCAGACGTAAACTTATACTTCTCGCCCGTAACCAGTTCGACCTCGCCTTTCGTTACTGCCCCTCTCACATATTCAGCAACGATTTCTTTGGTCGTTACAATCCTTGTCCCGCACGGGCGACCTTCCTCGTCATAAGCGGGTACTTCCCTATCTTCCTCAAATACCTTGTTCAGAAAGTCAGTTAGGGATTGTCCTTTTTTTGGTCGTCCAGGTTGTCGTTTTATTCGCGTTTCTTCCGAAGGATTCGTATTTGTCATCTTCCTCTACCTCTACAATGAGCAGTTCAAGAGCCTGTGAGCTTTTTGCAAGTGCCTCTACCACATCGCCCTTGCCGTTTTCAAGCTCAAATGTGAACTCCATCCCGCCGCCCACCACCGTCTTCATCTTCCAGATGCCAGCAGATGACGTAATGTTTGTTCCTTTGTCGCCCTTGACGCGCAGTTTCGCAGCCTTGTTCGCGTCCCTGAACTCCATCAACTCTCTAAACACTTTTGACTGGCTTCCATCCAGCAAAAACGATATTCTGGGTCTGCCAGTCATCACGGAAATGGTGATACCACCATCCTTAATTATCGCGCTGAATCGTATCAGAATAACCTCGCCAGCAGTCGTGGAGTCCACAATCGCGCCATTCGCCGAGTCCGTAGTCCACGACCACACAATCTTTTTAATCTTGTACGCTTCCGCTACATAACCCTCTGTAATTGATACAACCTGTGCTGTCATGGGTTACTCCAGTCCGTGCTTCGCACGCAATTCGTGGTATTCTCGGAACGTCAGCTTATTGCTCATGCTCAACCAATCAACGCTCTCTTCCTTCTTCTCGACCTTCGGCTCATTCGCCGCCGCTAACAACTCATCCAAATCAATCTCTTCCCCATCTTTTCCAACTACCTTCGTGTCTTCATACACACGCTTGCCATTAATTACCTTGTAATTAGCCATTACCATACCCTTTCTGCATTAAACTGTCTATGTTCATTTCCTGGTCTAATGGTGTCCTTCCCCCCACACCCATACCGCGCATTTCCTCTATCATCTGCGCTTCTTCCGGTGTCACTTCCATAGTAATCATCCCGCCAGTACCTTCAACAGGTGCTTGTTCAGGACTTTCCGGCATGTACCCCTTCTGTAACAACTGGTCAATATTTGCGTCCAACGCTACCCATCCATTCTGGCTTCTTCGCCAACACATTCATCATCGCCCGTTCCTTACCACTCCCCCAATTA